GTGACGAAAAGAAAACCATGAGCATGCTGGAAGATTTTTGGATGCCACGCCGTGAAGGTGGTAAAGGTACTGAAATTACTACACTAGATGGCGGTGCCAATCTGGGAGAAATACAGGACATCAATTACTTCCAGAACAAACTATATCAGAGTTTGAATGTACCAGTAAGTCGTATGCGTTCAGACACTGGCATGAATTTTGGTCGCCAGGCAGAAATTACCCGTGACGAATTAAAATTTAGTAAATTTGTTGGTCGTTTACGTAAAAAGTTTGGTGAACTATTCGATGATTTATTACGTACTCAGTTAATTCTCAAAGGCATAATGCGTGAAGAAGACTGGGACAAGATCAAAGAAGACATCTATTATGATTATACACAGGATGCCTACATGGCCGAAGCCAAGCAGGCCGAAATACAACGTAATCGCATAGACTTGCTCAATGCCATAAATCCCTATGTGGGAACTTATTTTAGCCGAGAGTTCATCTATACAGACATACTGCATCTGACCGAAGAAGAACGTGATAAGATGCAAAAAGAAATACAGAACGATACAGAACTGCAACAGCAATTACAGATGCAACAGCAGGGAGCGCAAGGTCCAGGCAGTACACAGGCCGCAGCACTGACCAATAGTCTGGGCGGAAGTGTTGGTGGTGGCGATGACCTACAAGGTCCAACGCCCTATAATCCCAGCAATCCGCAGGTAGAACACATAGATCGTTTAAGAATATTTAGTAAACAACACGGAGTTAAATCATGAATCCAACAGCTGAATTAGTTGACAACATTTTACAGGACAACAATGCCGAAGCCATGCAAAACTTTGCAGACATCATGGGTGCAAAAGTTACTGATGCTTTGGATGCTCGTAAAATAGAAGTTGCACAAAATCTAGGAGCCAACCATGGCCAAGTTCAGGCAGATTAGAGAAGCTACAAAATATAACCCCTATGCCATAGGCATGGCAGTAGCCAAGAAAAAAGCCGGTTATGGACCAGGACCAGCCGAAGACTTACCTAAAAGTGTCATAGTCAAGGGTCACGAAATAGCCAAAAAAATCAAAGCCAACGAAAGTTTTGATGACATACTGGACATGAACGAAGAACAATTAGCTGAACTAAGCAAGGATACCATGCGTAGTTATTTGGCCAAAGCACCAAAATCAGCTCGTATTCATGGCATGTTATCAACCGATTATAAAAATGCTGCTGAACGCAAAAGAAATCCTGGCTTAAAAAGAGCTCTGGGTAACCTGAGCCAAAAATATAAAAGCAAGGCTTGGAAACGCGAAGACAACATACAAAAAGCTATAGACAAAATTGCAGGGAGTAAATAATGGCCATAACAAAAAGTATAGTTAAAAATGATAGACAGGTTTACATGGCTCATTTTTTCAATGACACTGGTAACTTTTCTTCAACTATTGCCTTAACAGATTTAGTAAGATCCGATGAAACAACGTCAGGCACACTGCAGGTAGGACTAAAAAGTATTCTTTTTGGTACTAATGATACTGGTGTTGTTACAGTTAGTCGTGGTGCAACTAGTATTTGTGTCTTAAATGGTGGCGATTACGTTGACTTTGCTGGCATTGGTTTAAACCTAGCTAGTTCAACTGGTGTAACAGTTCAAATGAATGGACCTACCTGGGCAATTCTTGAACTACATAAAAAAGAAGGTTATGTATCCCCAAATACTAACGTAGGAGTATAACGTGAAACTTATTACAGAAACCATACAGAATATTTCCTATCTTAAAGAAAACCGCGAAGATGGTGGCAAAGCCTATTACATCGAAGGTCCTTTTTTACAGACAGAAATTAAAAACCGTAACGGTCGATTATATCGCAAAGAAGTCATGGCCAAAGAAGTTGATCGTTATATCAAAGAATATGTAAACACAAAACGAGCTTTTGGCGAATTAGGTCATCCTGACGGTCCAAGCATCAATTTAGATCGTGTTAGTCATATGATTGTCGGTCTCAAAGAAGACGGCAATAATTACATAGGTCGTGCTAAAATCATGACCGAAACACCCATGGGTCGCATCGTTAAAAATCTCATAGACGAAGGTGCCCAACTAGGTGTTAGCTCTCGTGGAATGGGTAGTTTGAAGGTGAATTCAGAAGGTGTTAACGAAGTTCAAGACGATTTTTATCTGGCAACCGCAGCTGACATTGTCGCTGATCCGTCTGCTCCAGACGCGTTTGTACGCGGTATCATGGAAGGCAAAGAATGGATGATGGTAGAAGGTAGATTTGTAGAGCGTCAGCATGATGCTGTACGCGAAATAATCACCAAGACCAGTTCCAGAGATCTTGACGCAGCAAAAATTCAGGTATTTGAAAATTATCTAAAACAAATATCAAAATAATAAAACTTATAAATAATAGAAACCCCGTTTTAGGAGACCTTAAAATGTCATTAGAAACAAAAATTCGCGAGCTCATGGAAGCTAAAAAATCCAAAGCTCAGCAATTAGATGAAGCTCTGGGCCAAGAAGGCACAGTGCAGCAAGGCAGTAGTGAAAAAGCTACTTATACTGAAATTGACCCTCATACAGGTGCTGCTGTAAATCCAGAAGACACCAGTGTTAAAAAGGGTGCAGCTGAACCTAAGGTTAAACAAGGTGACAGCCAGGATGCTAGTTATACAGAACAAGATCCGCACAATGCTCAGGCAGCAACTACAGCTCAGACGGTTCAAAAGGGCCAGGGTGCTGGAGCAGCTCCTAACTACGAAGCTGGTGTTGATAGTGCCAGTGTGGTTAATCAGTCATCAAGTGCTGGCAATGTAGCCAAAGAAGACGTTGATACAGACGCTGAAGATATCATCACAGAAGAAGACATCGATGACGAAACAACAGACGCTGAAGATACAGTAGTTGTTGAGCCTCGTCGTATCGAAATGAACCTAGAAGATTTGCGCAAAGACATTGATAGTGTATTTGCTGCAGACACCAATCTTAGCGAAGAGTTCAAAACTCAGGCTAGTAAAATTTTCGAAGCTGCTGTTATTGCACGCGTTAACAACGAAGTAGAAGCTCTTACTGCGGAATTGACCGAACAAAACGCTGCAGAATTTGAAATCCTCAAAGAAGGTCTTGTAGAAAAGGTTGATTCATATCTAAATTATGTTATAGAACAATGGATGAAGGACAATGAAATTGGTGTGGAACAAGGTTTACGCACAGAAGTTGCCGAAGACTTTATGCTTGGTTTAAAGAATCTTTTCCAAGAACATTACTTTGAAGTACCAGAAGACCGTGTTGACGTATTGGAAGATATGTCTGCTAAGGTTGACGATGCAAATGATAAACTCAGTGAAACAATTGAAGCTAACATTGCTCTTAAGGCAGAGTTAGATGCAATCAAACGCGATCGTATCATTGAATCAGCTTGCAAGGACCTAACAGCAACAGACGCGGAAAAAATGTCCAAACTGCTCGAAGGCGTAGAATTTGACAACGAAAAACTATTCACTGAAAAAGTTAAGGTTGTTAAAGAGAACTATTTCCCAGGCAATGCTCCGGTTAGTCCAGAGAAAACGCTTGAAGAACAAGTTCAAAACGAAGGCGAAAAAGTAACCGAACAGGTTGTTCCGGCTAACATGAAAATGTATACCGAAGCCCTAGGCCGAACAGTTAAGTTTAATAAATAATTGAATCAACAATTCCTTCAGGAGAAACACTAAAATGGCAACATTAATGGAAAAATGGGCACCGGTTATTAACCACGATGCTCTACCAGAAATCAAAGACGACTACAAACGTCACGTAACAAGCATTCTTTTAGAAAACCAAGAAAAGGCTCTAATCGAAGAAAAACAAGCACTATGGGAAACAACACCAGCTAACGCTATGGGTGCTGGTTTTTCAGGTCAAGTTAATTCACCAGCAAATTCAAACTTAGCAGGTTATGATCCAATCTTAATCAGCTTAGTTCGCCGTGCAATGCCAAACTTAATGGCATACGACGTTTGCGGTGTTCAACCAATGACTGGCCCAACAGGTTTGATTTTCGCTATGAAATCAAATTACACAAGCCAAGGTAACACAGAAGCTTTATTCAACGAAGCTGATACAGACTTCGCTGGTTCAAGCTTAACAGCACACGCTGGTTCAAATCCAGTAAACTCACCATACACAACTGGTGTTGGTATTGCTACTGGTGACGCTGAGCAATTAGGCGACACATATGCTTTTGGCGAAATGGCTTTCTCAATCGAGAAAACAACCGTAAGTGCTAAAACACGTGGTTTAAAAGCTCAATACACAGTTGAATTAGCACAAGACTTAAAAGCAGTTCATGGTCTTGACGCAGAAGGTGAATTAGCTAACATTCTTAGCCAAGAAATCTTATTCGAAATCAACCGTGAAGTTATCCGTACTATCTACAGTGCAGCACAACCTGGTGCACAAACTGGTGCGACAACAACTTTCGGTACATTCGACCTAGACACAGACGCTAATGGCCGTTGGTCAGTTGAACGCTTCAAAGGCTTACTGTTCCAAATCGAACGTGATTGCAACAGCATTGCTCAAACAACACGTAGAGGTAAAGGTAATGTGTTAATCGTATCAGCAGACGTAGCTTCAGCACTGAGCATGGCTGGTATCTTAGATTACACCCCAGCTTTATCTACATCACTCAACGTTGACGACACAGGCAATACATTTGCTGGTGTATTAAACGGTAAGATCAAAGTTTATGTTGATCCATATTCAGCAAACTTAAATACAGCTAATCAATTCTACGTAGCAGGTTATAAAGGCACAAGCCCTTATGACGCTGGTATGTTCTATTGCCCATACGTACCATTACAAATGGTTCGTGCTGTAGATCCAAGCACTTTCCAACCTAAGATCGGATTCAAAACACGTTACGGTTTAGTAACAAATCCGTTCACAAGCTTAAACGCTGGTGCAAATACATACTACAGACGAGTAAAAGTAACAAACTTAATGTAATAGTATTTGGTTTAGGAAGAAATAAAAGGATAGGGAGTTTTCGGACTCCCTTTTCTTTACTTGATAAATATAGAATATAGGATTAATCTCAACCCTGACACGTTGATACTATAGGTGTGTCAATAGAAAGTCAATAGGAAAATTATGACAGCCACAACAATTAGATATACAGCTACCACCAGCGTACCAGTTGCTCTGGGGGCTGTGCCCACACAGAATTATTTAAAGCCTAATAGTTTTAGATTTCAGATTGCAAAATTACCTAACATCACTTATACTTGTCAGAGTGCCAATCTACCACCCTTGCAAATGGGTTTTGCATTGCAGACCAGTCCGTTTGTTGATATACCACATCCTGGTGATAAAATTAACTTTGGCGATTTTACCATACGATTCTTAATCAACGAAGACATGAGCAACTATAAAGAACTCTATGACTGGATAATCAGCATGGGTGTTCCTAGTCGCGGTGATCAATGGAGTAAAATTGGTAACCGAGCCAGTACATTTGATACTGAAAAATATCAAAGTAACTTTAGCGATGCCAGTTTGATCATATTAAACAGCAACAACAATCCTGTGGTTAGATTAAACTTTCAGGATTTATTTCCGGTCAGCATCGAAGGTTTAGACTTTGATTTAACCACAGCTGGCATGGAATACTTCATAGGCATAGCCGCTTTCAAATATAGATTATTTACCATAGAACAGTATTGACA